GGGTCTCCGGTGATGCCTTGGTCTACGGTAATGCCAGGGTCTCCGGTAATGCCAGGGTCTACGGTAATGCCAGGGTCTCCGGTGATGCCTTGGTCTACGGTAATGCCAGTGTCTACGGTGCTGCCAGGGTCTCCGGTAATGCCTTGGTCTACGGTAATGCCAGGGTCTCCGGTGATGCCTTGGTCTACGGTAATGCCTGGGTCTCCGGTAATGCCAGTGTCTACGGTAATGCCTGGGTCTCCGGTGATGCCTTGGTCTACGGTAATGCCAGGGTCTCCGGTAATGCCAGTGTCTACGGTGCTGCCTTGGTCAATAACGCCTCTGATTGCATCTGTTTTAAGGGATTTGGGAGCTGCTGCAGGACTACAACGATGTTCAGAACCAAAAATGGGGATATCCTTGTCAAGTGCGGCTGTTTCGAAGGCAATTTGAAAGAATTTGAGGCGAAAGTAAAAGAAACACACGGCAGCAGCAGATATGCGAAAGAGTACCTGGCGTGTGCAGAGGTAGCCAAAATACATTTTGAGATTGGAGAAAATGATGATAAGTGATTTCACAAAAACCGCCGTGCCGCAGTTAGTCGGTCACGAGCTGGAATACAGCAAGACACAGCACGAGGAACGATTCCACAGCCTGCACGAGGCGGAAAGCGTCATCCGTGAGGAGCTGGAAGAGCTGGAAGAACAGGTGCAGACCTGCAAACAGATTTTTGGGGACTTGCATATTGACACAAGACAGGATGATATGGCAAGTGCGGTTACAAACGCAAAGTATCTTACTGGTGCTGGCATCTATGCAGCGCATGAGGCAATCCAGCTGGCGGCGATGTGTGAGAAGCTGGTGGAAATGAGCAACGAAACATGAAGCGGGATAAGTTTATCATATACTGCAAGAACTATCTTGCCTCAAAAAAGATTGTTGACGAGTATTTCCAAGAAGAAGCGGAGCCCAAAGAAGATTACACGTCTGAAGATGCTGACAAAGTGTACAAGAAGTATGTAGCCTATTTGACCACATTCAAGGAAGCAAAAAGCAATCCGCATTGTACAAAGCCTGCTGGCGGTGGAAGATGCACGTCTATTGCGTATCATTGGCACAACTGGGATGATGATGCGTGGGGGTGAGGAAATGAGCGAAATTAAATTGAATCCCTGCCCCGTATGTGGAAAAATTCCCAAAGTCAAAAGGGATTATGCATACAAAGCAAGCGGCTTTGGAGCGTGGTGTACAATCCAGTGCAAGCCGTTTTTTAGAAAGCCTCATTTGAAAATCGAAAACGGAAAGTCTACGTGGGAAAGGGCGTACAAGTACGCTGCTGCACACTGGAACGAAGCTACTGAGGAGATGAAAAATGATTAAAGTAAACACCACACAAATACTGCCAATTGCTATGATTATACTGGACGTTGGTGCAGCGGCGGTGTGCTTGTGGCACAAGGACTACAGACGGACTGTCTACTGGATTGCGGCGGCGATTCTGAATATGACGGTAACGTTTTGAAACAGGAGGCAAAAGCATGAATGCTAGAAAAAACCGCTACGCCGTCCGCATCTCTGAAACGTCATACGCTGAGATGCAACAGAAAGCCCTACAAGACGGCGCAAGGCAAGGGGCGGCAGTTACTCTAGTTGCGATAGAAAAGGCGTTAGGATGGCGTACAGTACGATTAAAACGGATATTTGACGGCGTGCAAGAATTATTGCAGATGCCGTCTGTGCTTGGAAAAGAAATCACGGCAGATGATGCAATTAAATATCTGCTCAGCGAATATGGTATTGATGTTGACGATCTGAGCGTTAATGTGGATATCAATTACACGGATGGGAGTGACAAAAAATGAAACCCAGAATTATTGTGTACGTTGCAATTGCAATCTGGTGTTTTGGACTTGGATTTTTTCTGTGCAAATTGGTGTGCGGATAAAACGAGCGTTAAACCGTGCGTTGGTAACGCTCGCCGAGCGTAAAACGAGTGTTAAGCGAGTGTTAGAAAGGATGATGTTATGACGATAGAGACGCTTAAGCAATGCCGGAAAGCAGGAAAAGCAATCAGAGCGAAAGAAAAGGAAATTGCAAGCTATAGGGCGTCAGCTGGCTGCATCAGCGGAATGCGGTATGGAGATACGCCGCACGGCAGAGGAGAGCCGATTGCATCACAAGAGGCATATGTGGAAACGCTGGAACTGCTGCAAAATGAACTGAAAGAAAAGAGACAAGCACGTGCGCCGCTGCGGCGTGAAATCAAGGCGGCGTGTGAAAAGCTGAGCCAGCTACAAAAAGAACTAATCTGCGGATACTATGTACATGGTTATTCCTGGGAGGAAGTGAACGAGCGCTGCGGCGTGAACCGAAAGCAATCACAATACCAGGTCAAGAAAGCTTTCGAAAAAATCCTTGAAAAGACTTGACTTTCGGCATCCGCTGTGCTATAATTAGTAACATAACATACTGTGCCTGATGGTGTAACGCCATCGGGCATTTTTTATGCCCAGGTGATAACATGGTACATATTGTAAAACAGAAAAAGAAAAACATAAAATTTAACGTTGTGAGAGAATCAAGGCTGATTGAAGATCTGATTGAAAAGCTGCCAGATGATGATACGGTGTATAAAATCGTGTCGTTCGGCGGCTTTTCTTCGATTGGTTTTGTCAATTATATCGCATCCCAGACCAAAATTAAGAGCATGGAGGCATCCACGCTCAGAGTTGGGAAAAAGCATTTGAAAGTGCTGGACGTCCTGCACAAAAAAGACAGACTGGAATATGCACATTTCCTGGTTGGCTCTATCATGTCGAACGATAGCAAGACAGGGCAAAAGTACGGATATTTCGACAGCCTGCAAACTGTGTGCGATGCGAACAACTGGGATGTGACAGTATACACCAATCACAGCAAGGTGATTTTGTTTGACACAGAAATTGGAAAATTCGTTCTTGAAACTTCTTCGAATTTGAACGAAAACCCGAAAATGGAACAATTCAGCTTTGAAAAAAATGCTGAGTTGTACGAGATGTATCATAATATTTTTGACGAGGTGCGGCACATGAGGTGATATTATGGATCTGAGACGGATGCGATTTGCGGAATATTATGTAGCCAGTTCCAACGGCACGGAATCTGCAATCAAGGCAGGATACAGCCAGAAAACGGCATACAGCCAAGCGAACAGGCTGTTGAAAAACGTTGAAGTGCAGAACTACATCAAGGAACTGGAATCAAAAGAAAGAGACAAGCGCATCCTGGACGCACGAGAAAGAAAAGTCATATTGTCCGACATTGCGAAAGATGAAATAAACGACCCACAGTGCCGGATAAAAGCAATTGATACTCTGAACAAAATGACCGGAGAATACACGACAAAGGTTGAGGCATCCGTCCAGACGGATCCGTTTTCCGGATTGACCACCGAAGAACTCCGGGAGCTGATTGATGATGGATAAGCAGCTTTTGAAATTTCGGGCAAAAGTGGAGCTTGCACGGCGTGATTTTTTCTCGTACTGCAACCTTGTAGCGCCGGATTTCTACCGGGCGGACAGGTCGTACCTTGAGACGATTTGCCGAGAGTTTCAAGAGTTTTTCGAATCGTCGGACGAAGTCATGATTGTGAACGTTCCCCCACGGCACGGAAAATCCCGGACAGCCGGATTGCTGGTAGAATGGGTGCTAGGACGTGACCCAACACAGAAGATCATGACAGGCTCTTACAATGAGACACTTTCCACAATGTTTTCCAAAAATGTCCGAAACGCCATCATGGAACAGAAAGCGGACTTGTACAAGCCTGTATATGCCGATGTGTTCCCTGGCGTGTATATCAAGCGTGGTGACGGCGCCATGAATCTGTGGAGCTTGGAAGGCGGTTATAACAACTACCTCGCAACGTCCCCTACTGGTACAGCCACAGGTTTTGGCGCATCCCTCATGATTATTGACGATCTTATCAAGAACGCAGAAGAGGCGCACAACGAGCTAGTGAAAGAAAAGCATTGGAGCTGGTTCACGGACACGATGCTTTCCCGTCTGGAAGAGGGCGGAAAGCTTATCATCATAATGACACGCTGGGCAACGGACGATCTGGCAGGACGTGCGCTGGAGCATTACAAGCAATCCGGCGCACGTCTGCGGCACGTGAAAATGAAAGCCTTGCAGGATGATGGCACGATGCTGTGCGACGGAATCTTGTCGAAAAAATCCTATCTTGCCAAAATTGGCGCTATGGGAAAAGAGATCGCCGCAGCCAACTACCAACAAGAGCCTATTGACATCAAGGGCAGACTGTACACCAGCATACAGACGTATACAGCACTGCCCACAGATGAGAGTGGAGAGTCACTGCTCCAATACCTGTTGTGCTATACGGACACAGCAGACGAGGGCAGCGACTACCTGTGCAGCATCTGCTATGGCGTGTACGACGGTACGTACTACGTCTTAGACGTGCTATACACAAGCGACCCTATGGAAATAACAGAGCCGCAAACGGCGAAAATGCTGACAGAACACGGCATAGGGTGTGCAATCATAGAGTCCAACAACGGCGGTAGAGGATTTGCACGCAACGTAGAGCGAGAATGCAGAGAACTTGGGAATCAACACACCCAGATCACGTGGTTCCACCAGAACAAGAACAAGGTTGCACGGATTCTGTCCAACAGCACCGGCGTTATGCGCAATGTTCTTTTCCCTGTCAATTGGATGGATCGATGGCAGGATTTCGCAAAAGCAATCCTTGCTTACCAGCGAGACGGAAAGAACACACACGATGATGCACCGGATGCGTTGACGGGAGTATACGAGAACCCCAAGCCGCAGGGTATGTGGCTTGTATAGGAGGTGACACAATGCTTAATATTGGAGAGATACAGACGCTACTCAATACAATTGACAACCGCAAGGCACAAGCTAAGGTTGGACGCAGGTATTACCACGCAGCGCATGATATACAAGACTACCGGCTGTTCTATTATGACGCTTTCGGGGAATTGCAAGAGGATCACACCAGGAGCAACATCAAGATAGCTCACCCGTTTTTCACAGAATTGGTTGACCAGGAAATACAGTACCTGCTCAGCAACAGAGACCGTATTGTCACAGCTGAGGACGCAGAGCTGCAAAAGGAAATGGACCGTTATTTTAACGAGAACGACCGATTCCGTGCAGAACTGGCTGACGCTTGCACAGACGCTGTTGTGTGTGGATGGGGATGGTTGTACGCATATGTGGATACGGACGGTAGACTGTCATTCCAGTGCGCTGATTCCTTGTCGGTAACCGAGGCAGACGGGCGGTATACGTCAGATGGCAGAGACTACGTCTTGTATCGCTATCTGCAGCGTAAGGATATCTACGGTCACATAGTGTACAAGATCATGGTCATGGATGATAACCAGACATGGATGTATACCCAGGTTGACAGTGGCACAATTACATTGGACGCATCGACAGCGGATGCGCCCAACCCAAGACCGCACGTGCTGTACAAGAAACACAACTCAGATGATACGTACTTCGAGGGGCTGGGATTCCTGCCGTGGTTCCGGATTGACAATAACCGGGAACAAGTATCCGGATTGCAGCCGATCAAGGCGCTGATTGATGATTACGATTTGATGTCCTGTGGATTGTCCAACAACCTGCAGGACGCATCAGAGTATCTGGTAGTAGTGTCCGGATTCCCTGGCACTGACATGACAGAGCTGATGCAGAATCTCAAAACTAAAAAAGTCATTGGCACAGCAGACGGCGGCGGCGTGGAAATGAAAACGGTTACTGTCCCGTATGAGGCGAGAAAAGTCAAGCTGGAATTGGACAAGGAAAACATCTATCAATTTGGCATGGGCTTTGACGCCTCCCAAGTCGGAGACGGAAACGTTACAAACGTTGTCATTAAGTCCCGGTACGCATTGCTTGACATCAAGTGCGACAAGCTGGAAACGCATCTGCGGCAGACGATGGGCGGAATCCTGGATGTGGTGCTGGAACGCATCAACCAGGAACGTGGCACGGCTTATACTCGTGCAGATGTCAAGATGGATTTCACACGATCCTGCATCACAAACGAGTCTGACAACGCCACAATCGAATCAACAGAGGCAACCACGGCGCAGACCAAAATCAACACGCTGCTTGCTGCTGCTGCACAAGTTGGAATTGATCCGGTACTGCCGCAGTTGTGTAACGTGCTGGAACTGGATGAATCTGAGGTGCGAAAAGCAATAGAACTGGCTGACAGCGAACAGCTGGACAGCATGATGCAGCAGCTGGAAGAAGGTGCGGCAAATGACACCGGCGCAGAAACAGACAACGAAGTATGAGCTACAGCAGGAAAAGCGAGTCCTTGCACAGCTGGAACGGTCGTACAGTCTGGCGCTGGAGCGTGTCAAGGAAAAAATAAAAAAACTGGACGAACGGACGGACGAAGAGAACCGGCAGGCAATCGCATACCAGAAGTCTTTCCAGGAGGCAGTTAAAAAACAGCTGGAACAGGTGCTGGAAAAGCTACACAACAACACCTATGACACAGTACAAGTGTACTTGCAAGACTGCTACACAACCGGACACACGGCGGTTCTGTACGAGCTGCAGAGTGACGGTCTACGCCTTGCGTTGCCTATCCCACAAGACAAGGTGCATCGGGCTGTAACCAACGAGACAAAATTGTCTAAGTCGCTATACGACAGTATCGGAGAAGATTTTGACGGCTTAAAAAAGCACATCACTGACATTGTGTCAGCTGGATTTGCGTCGGGTGCAAGCTACGGTGACATGGTAAATCAGATCACCGGAAAGATGATTGGAAACTATGCCGGTATGCGTGGCGGCGCTCTGGGACGTGCGAAATTGATTGTCCGGACAGAAGGAAACCGCATCGCAAACGCCGCCAGGCTGGATGCCGCAAAAGCCGCAAAGGAACACGGTGCCGATCTGGTGAAACAGTGGGACAGCACTATGGACAGAAAAACCAGACCGCACCACGTACAACTGGACGGACAAGTCCGAGAGTTGGAAGAGCCATTTGAAATTGACGGCAGAAAAGCACAAGCACCTGGTAAATTCGGTATCCCCTCCGAGGATATCAATTGCCGCTGCCATGCCTACAGCCGCCCCAGATGGGCGCTCAGAGCCGGCAGCGATTACAAGTGGGACAATGAAAACCGGGAGCTTACAAAGGTTTCCGGCGAGTCATACGCAGAGTACCGTGCTGGATACGTCAAGAAACAAAAAGAAAAGAACGATGTTGTTATACCGCATCATGAGGGGTATGCAATGGAAGTACAGCCGCCAGAGCCAAAAGCGAACGGCGGCAAAGGAAAATTGTACAAACCAGAAAAGAACATCTCAAAATAGGACTCGTTTTGAGAAATAAAACTGGATACCATGGAAAACATCTCAAATGAGGTGCTTTTTTCATGTCCGAAAGGAGAAAAATATGGGAAATTTAGAAAATAGACTGACATTCGGTGGTGCTTTGGAGGCTCTGAAAGCCGGAAAGAAAGTTGCCAGAACTGGCTGGAACGGCAAAGGAATGTACTTGTACCTTGCTGACGGAAAATTACTGACACAGGAAATCGGTGACGGAAGTTATCCATTCACCGATTCTGTTGTTATGAAAACCGCAGATAATCGGTATTGCATCGGCTGGTTGGCTAGTCAGACCGATATGCTTGCAGAGGATTGGTACATTGTAGAGTAACTACCGCCCCGACCACGGGCTAAAACTGGCGGAGGGATGGAAAATAGAAACAAAAAAAGCTAGTGGGTAGGCGTTTCTATTTCGAAAAATCAGCATCGGGAAACCGGTGCTATTTTTATACAAAAAAACAGAAAGGAATGATAAAAATGGCAGAAGAGGCAAAGAAACAGGATACGCCGGAAGACGGCGCAAAGCAGCAGCCGGATACTTCCCCTCCTACGTCCGGAAAGACTTACACGGCGGAAGAATACGGCGCACTACAGGCACAGCTGCAGCAAGCACAGGATGCACTGAAACAGGCTCAGAAACAGTCTAAGGCAGACAGTGCCGCAAAGCAGAACCAGGAAAACGCACGCATTGCACAGCTGGAAACAGACCTTGCAAAAGCAAAGCTGGATGCAGCTGTACAGGTTGCACTGCTGAAAGCTGGCGCACTGGATACTGACTATCTGGCGTATAAGATGCAGGGCATGGATGGCGTGTCGCTGGACGATAACGGAAAGCTGACAGGCTGGGATGCAACACTGGAAACACTGAAAAGCCAGTTCCCGAACCAATTTGAGGCGGCGGAACAGAAACAGGTGATTGAGAACAAGCTGCCTGGCAACAGCGGCGGCGCAGCGGTTACAGCAGACACATTCGCAAAAATGTCCTACGCACAGCGCCTGGAGCTGTACAAGAACGACAAGGAAACATATGACACCCTCACAGGGAGAAAAGGAGAATAACTATGGCAGATACCACAACCATTAAGGACCTCGTAAATCCGCAGGTTATGGCGGATATGATCTCCGCTAAAATCACAAGCAAGATCGTTGTTACACCGTTCGCAAAGTTGGACACAACCCTGCAGGGCGTGCCTGGTGATACCATCACAGTACCCCAGTACAGCTACATTGGTGACGCTGTGGACGTTGCAGAGGGTGTCAAGGCTGACACGGTAAAGCTGCAGACCAGCACAACCACCGTTAAAATCAAGAAGGCAATGAAGGCGGTTGAACTGACCGATGAGTCTGTACTGTCTGGCTATGGCAACCCGGTTGCAGAAACCAACAACCAGATCGGAAAGTCTATCGCCGCAAAGGTTGATGCAGATGCAATGGCAGCTCTGCAGGGCGCACAGCTTGTCTATGACGGCAGCTCTGCGGTTATCAAGTACGCTGGCATTGTGGACGCTATCGACGTGCTGGACGAGGAAGTAAACACAGACAAGGTGATTTTTGTACACCCCAAGCAGGTCACCCAGCTGCGCAAGGACAGTGATTTTATCAGCGCTGACAAGTACAAGAGCGGCGTAATGCTGACCGGCGAAATTGGCATGGTGGCTAACTGCCGTGTTGTACCGTCCAAGAAAGTACCGCTGCACAGTGAGTGGTACTATTTCGACGAATCCTCCGGCACAGCTACCACTGCAAGCAATATCGCCGATGTACAGAAGACTCTGCCGTCTGCCAAAATTGGTGACAAGGTGTCTAAGTCCACTACACCCTGCTATTTCTGCCCGATCGTCAAGCTCAACCAGGACAGCGAAACAGAAGACGATACCGCAGCACTGACCGTATACCTTAAGCGTGACACCAACGTGGAAACAGAGCGTGATACGCTCGCAAGAAAGACTGACATCAGCGCAGATCGTTTCTATGCTGTGGCTCTGTCCGACACATCCAAGGTTGTACTTGCCAAATTTAAGAAGTAAGGAAGGGAGCGACGATGCGCAATGTTAATGACAGCAGAGCATCTCCGGAAATTTGTGGAGACCGCAGAAACAGAAGAAATGCTTAACGAATATCTGACCGCACTGGAATCTGCGGTGCGACAGGAGACGCACAACACATTTACCGTTCGGAATTTTTGCCATAAAACGGCAATCCAGAACAACACAATGCTTACACCCAGCCTGCGCATCCACAGCGGCGATACTGTACAGATCGGAGATTATCTGTACACCGTTGGCAGCGGCGGAACATTGTCACCGGAACTGCCGGATGCAGATTGCGTGGAGGTACACCTTGTTGTGTATCCGCCGGATGTTGTGATGGGTTGCGTTGACATCATGCGTTATAAGCTTAGCAAGGCAGCCAACAGCGCACCGGAGAAGGCTGGTATCGCATCCGAGACGATTAGCCGCCATAGTGTCACCTTTTCCGGTGAGGACGCTTACAGCGGCGTTCTGGGTGTTCCTGCACGGCTGACCAAATTCCTGGACAGATACCGGAAAGCGAGGTTCTGACGATGCACGGCTTGATTGGTGGGAATATAGATGCAGAACTGCTGCTTGTGGAAAGCGAGGTCAACGAGATCGGCGAGGCAGTGGAACAGGAAACGCCTGTGCTTACGCTCAATGGCTGGCTTGACCTCTCCGGCAGCGATAGCCGTTACACGACGTACAACGCCAAGACGGAACAGTCTACGCATATTTTTGTGGCGGACTGGGTGCAACTGCCGGAGAACATTGTCCCGGAGAACTGCCGCTTACGTTGCGGCGGAAAGCGGTATGATGTGCTTGACATTGACAACCCAATGGAAATGGGAGACAGCTCACAGCTGGAAATCTATCTGCGGTACACGGGAGGTGCGGCGCAGTGAAAATGGAAACAGTGTCACTGGAAACGCATATCCTGGAGGCTGCCGATCTGATTGACAGCGCTGTGGAACAATTTCTCACGGAAATAGGTGCGCTGCTGTCGGCAGATGCTGCGGCAATGTCTCCTGTAGACGAGGGACAGCTGAAAGGCTCATGGGACTATGTTGTTGACACGGCAGAGCATTCCGTTACTGTTGGCAGCAACCTAGAAAATGCCGTCTGGAATGAGTTTGGGACTGGTTCCCATGCAGCGAACGGTGACGGCAGAGCGTCCCCTTGGTACGTCCCTGTTGCCGGATACACTGGGTCAAGGAAACCGACATATCAAGGCAAGGTCACAGTTGTATACGGCAAAAACGGAGTGCAATATTACAAGACGGACGGTAAGGCGGCGCAACACACGCTGCAGCACGCAGCAGATCAAGACCTGCCGAAAGCAGAGCAGCGCCTGGCTGCAATTATGAAACGAGGCGTGTCATGACAAAAGAACTGATGGCGGCGGTAAAAGAGCGCCTTGAAACAGCGGAAATACCGTATCAGTATGAGACATACCAGACAGCCGGAAAGTTGCCGCCGGTATACTGCGTTGGGCATTGCAGCAGCAGCCCGGTAACAGAAGAAAGCGGCGTGATGTCCGGAACGTTCCTGCTCACGCTGGTTGGAACGAGCTGGGATGCGCTTGTGAACGCTCGTGAGAAGATTTGCCGGGCGTTTCCAAGAGTCTCCGGATATAGCACGTCCGGTGATAATTATGCGGTGTTGTTGTTCTACGACAGCGCCACGGCGATTCCGTGCGATGATGCACGAATGAAAAAAATACAAATCAACTTGAAATACAGAGAATGGAGTGTTGAGTAATATGCAGACAGGACAGCATGGCATGACCACAAACACACTGGATCGCATCTGGCTTGGTGCAGGTACAATCCACAAAGGATTGAAACTGACCACAGGCACAGTCGGCGGCAATGCACAGTTCAATTTTTCCGAGACTTTGCTTTGTGCCACCTCTGGTGGTAACAGCTTGGAAATCACCAGCACGCTGTACGATGTCCCAATTGACGGTGTAGGCGTTAAGGTGTATGGCGGCGTTGTAAAAACCGGTGAAACAGGCACATTGACAGTTAACGCACTGGATATGACGCCGGAACTGCTGAATCACGCATTGTTTTCCAGTTTGACAGATTCCCAAGGCGCAAAAGACTACTTGGTTGGTCAGACAGGACAAACAATCAAAGAAGAACACTGGATTGACAGTCTGGCATATGTCGGCGAAACTCTCAAAGATCGTAAGCCTATCGTTATCATTTTTGATAAGGCGATCTGCACCAGCGGCGCAAAGGTAGACGGCAAGAGCTTTGAGGCAAGCGTCCTGCCGCTTACATTTGAGGCATACAAGCCTTATGCAGACAATGACCGCATGACTGGTCTGGGCATCCGGATTTATTATCCGAAAACAAGCGCAGATACACAGAGTGTGTCTGTTAATTCCGCAAGCAAGGCAGTAGCCGAAAAGTAAGAGGGGAAAGGAAAACCAAAAATGGCAGTAAAGAAAGATTTTACATTCACAAGAGCTTTAACAGCTGACGATATTGGAACATTATTTGATATTGTGGCGGCAATTGGATCTGACGAAATCGCAGCACTGACAGAAGACCCGGCAATTGCATCAGCAGTTGCAAGAATCGGAGAATCTACCGGTAAGAAGTCCAACGGAAAGGACGTTTTCCGGCAGATCGGCGCTATTGCGGCAGCAAAGGTAGTTGCAATTGTTATTCGCAACTACAGGAAGTGCGAACCGTATTTGAGAAAGCTGCTGGCATCTCTCACCGGAACAACAGAAGAGGAGATCGGAAAGTCCAGCCCTGGCTATTATGCCGTTATGCTCCGGGAACTTGTGACTTCTAAGGAAATCAAGGATTTTTTTACGGAGCTGTTTTCATTTGCCGGAGCGAAGACGGAATAACCGGCTTTTTTGATCTGTTATACCGGCGCTATGCAAACCCGTTGGAAATGCTGGCAATAGCGCTGCGGCAGTGCAGATTTACAGACACAGTTTGCAAAATGTTTAAGGAATCCTCCCAGCAGCAGTGCTGGGAGTTTTTCTTGCATCAAGTCCGAGACAAGTCATTTAACGAATTTTTGGATGGTTTGCAAACCAGCTCTGCGAAAGAACAGTCTAGGCACATCCGCAAGGATGCTGTACCTGCACTGATCCGGAACAATATAGCAAGATTTGAGAAGATGCAATTTGGAGCGGCAGAAATGACCTATTGACAGGAGGTGAGGGAAAACGGATATTTTTAAGTTGTGCGGAAAAATCGTCGTTGACAGCAACGATGCGAGAAAGCAGCTACAGACAACGCAGGAAGACGCTGAGAAAGCGGAATCCAAAATGTCAAAAGCGTTTGGGAAGATCGGAGAATCATTTAGCAAGGCTTTTAAGGGCAAGAGCAGCGATGTTAAAGCCACATCTGCGTCTCTGGATTCTCTGACCGGAGAAATCAGCGAGCAGAAGTCAGAGCTTGACAAGCTGAAAACCAAATACAAGGACCTCTATCTGACACAGGGAAAGAACTCCAAAGAGGCGAAAGAGTGCGCACAAAGCATCGAAAAGCTTAGCGCCGAACTGAAACAAAACGAAAACAAGCTGAAAACCGCTGAAAGAGCTGCCGATCAATTAGACCGCACGCAGAATGACCTTGACGATTCCGCCGGAAAGGCGAAAAAGTCGGTCAAAGACCTTGGAGACAGCGCCAAAAATACAGAGGGCGGATTCTCCGTAATGAAAGGCGCTATTGCAAATGTAATAGCAAGCGGTCTGGAAAAGGTCATTGACTTGGCGGCACAGGCAGGACGTGCGCTGGTAGATTTCGGAAAAGAATCTGTACAAGCAGCAGCTGAAGTTTCGGCAGAAAATTCCTCGTTTGACCAAATCATGGGAGACTACGCCGGGACTGCACAAAAGAAGATGCAGGAAGTGGCAAACTCTACTGGCGTAGTGTCCACACGTCTGACCGGCAGCATGACTTCCCTTACCGCAAAATTTAAGGGCTTAGGTTTTGGGGTGGAAGATGCCACTGATCTTGCAGCGTCTGGTTTGTCTCTAGCATCCGACGCAGCCGCATTCTGGGATGTTTCTCTGGATGAGTCTATGGGGCATCTGAATAGCTTTATAAATGGTTCTTACGAGGGCGGCGAGGCTATTGGCTTATTCGCAAATGACACGCAGATGGCGTCCTACGCCGTGGAAAAAGGCATTGTTTCCGAAACCAAAGCATGGGCAAGCCTGGACGAGGCAACAAAACAGGCTACACGTCTGGAATATGCACAGAACATGATGCAGGCATCCGGCGCCGTCGGGCAAGCGGCAAAGGAATCCACGCAGTATGCCAACGTGCAAGCGAATCTGACGGAGAAGTGGCGGCAATTTAAGGCGGAAGTCGGAGACCCGATTCTGGAAGAATTTGTAAATCCTGCTATGCAAAAGCTCTCCGAATGGGTTGATATTGCACGGCAGAAATTCCAGGATATCGCACCAAAAATAGGAGAATTTAAGGACAAATTAGGCGAATGGTGGGAGAAAGCACAGGCTGTCGCATCATTTGTGCAAGAGTCTTTCCAGCCAATTATGGACGCTCTGAAAGGCGCCTGGAACGATCTGAAAGACGCTATTTCCCCCATTACAGAAAAGCTGGCAGGATTCACGGAAGGCAGCGGTGCGGCATCAACGGTAATGTCTATATTCGCTGGAGCTTGCCAGGCGGTGGCTGACGTTATCAATGTTATATCTGCGATATTCACACCGGTTATATCTGTAATTTCCGAAACCCTAAGCGAACACGTTCCGGGATGGATTGAAAAATTCCAAGGATTTGGGGAAAAGCTCGACTGGCTCAAACCGATTATTGGATTGATCGGAGCAGCAGTTGCCACAACTGTGTCTGAGATATCTGGTATCATCAACGGGTTAATGAGCGCAATTGATGGTGTCCTGCAATGGCTGGACGGCGTTTTCTCGTGGTTCCAGGGCTTGTTTGACGTTTTGGTTGGTGTGTGCACCGGAAACACCGATAAAATCAAACAAGGATTCGGGGAAATGGGAGATGGCATTGTAAACATCTTTTCTGGCTTGTGGAACACGGTCTCTGGATATTTGAGCGGTTTCCTAAGCGGATTCAAGGATACTTTCCAGGGAATTTTCAACGCTGCTTCTGAAAAATTTAGCGGAGTAAAAGAAACCATCAGCGGCGTTGTTGAATGGCTTAAAGGTATATTTAATTTTAGTTGGCATCTTCCCGAAATTAAGTTGCCACATTTTAGCATTGAAGGCAGTTTCTCACTCGACCCACCGTCTATTCCGCATATCGGCGTGGAATGGTACGCAAAGGGTGCTGTACTTAACCAGCCGACCATTTTTGGCGTTAACCCTAGCACTGGTAACGCCATGATTGGTGGTGAGGCAGGTGCAGAGGCTGTCGCTCCTATCGCTACCCTGCAGGGGTATGTACAGGACGCTGTTAAGGCGGAGACCGCCGGAATTTCTCACGCTCTTGCGGAGATATTGGCGCTGCTGGCGGAATACTTCCCACAGCTGCTGGCAGTATCCGGTCATGACATCAAGCTCAACGGAAGAACAGTTGCACGGCTGCTTGCATCCGACATGAATAGAGAGCTTGGCACCCTGCAATCAAGAGCGAAACGAGGTGTAACGACGATATGAAAGGTATCAAATTTGACGGAAAACACTCGTACAACGACTACGGGATGTGGCTTAACTCTTATGAGATTGGTGCGGCTGAGCCAAATTTGAAACTTGTGACTGTTCCTGGAATGGAAACACCGCTTGATTTTACGGAATATTTTGGAGGCGTTACCTACAACAGCCGGGAAATCAAGATGCAATTCACATTCACGGCGGATCGTTTTGGTTTGTCCGCCGCATATGCGGCGCTGCAGAATGGAATCAACGGTAAAAGAGCGAAAATCATCCTGGATGATGATAAGGATTATTATTACAGCGGACGATGTTCTGTGGGTGCGTTACAACCAGACGGACAGCTTGGAACTGTAGAAGTGACAGCACAGTGTGACCCGTACAGGTACAAGGTGAAACCAAAAACGGCAACCTGCTCTGGAGATACGCTGTATAATCTGGGCGGCTACAATAAGCAGATACACGCAACCGTAAAGAATCTCGGCGAAATGCCCGTGCTGCCTGTGTTCCGTGCCAGCAAACCGTTTTGCGTGTCGCTGACCGAGGAAATAAGCGGTGGTGGCACAAAAGAAACATACGTTAATGCGTCAAAGCTTGCTGAGGCAGACAAAGACGTGCAATTCCAGCAGTGCCGTGTTGCGCCCGGAGCTACACAAATTTTTGGATTTTGTGCCGACGGCGAACTTACAGTAACCGTAACATGGCAGGAAAGGAGTCTGTGACATTATGTATCAAGCAACCATAGACGGTGTACACTTATGCAGCACAAACTCCGTGGGTGGATTTGACTGCATTTCTGACCCTGTCGCAAAGCTGATTGTGAATGGTTCTGACAGCTTTGATTTTGTCTTGTATCCTCAGCATCCGGTATATCCGGATGTTGTCTGCAAGGTGTCCAGGGTCAAAATATGGCAGGACAACAAGCTGATTTTCTACGGCACAGTGACCGGCTATTCTGAAACGATGGACGGTGTGCGTACATATAGCTGTGAAGGCGCTCTGGCGTGGCTGAACGAGCTGTGTGTACCATCATACCACCTGTCCAATGCTACGCCAGAACAGGCGCTGTCGTGGTATATAGGCTCTTATAATAGGGCTGTGCGTGACCCGTCCAAAAAATTCTCGCTCGGAACTGTTACAGTAAAAAAGGCAAAAAGAAAAGACGGAACAGAAGGAACTATCGCCAGATCAAGTGGTGTGCATCCGTCATACTGGGAAGAAATTTCGCAGAAACTGCTTGACTCTTTTGGGGGAATTCTGCGCATCCGGTATTCCGGTGCGGATGATTGCGCCGGAGTTATCGACTGGCTCGCTATCCCAGATGCTACTTGTGACCAGGATATCCGATATGCAAAAAATCTGATGAACTGCGACTGGACATACGATGCAACGCCTATTGTAACGGCAGTTGTCCCACTGGGAAAAAAGAAAGATGGCAGCTCAGAAGATGACGAATTCCGGATTGACATCATAAAATCTAATGATGCCAGTATGACAGCACTGTTGGCACAGCTGGTCGGTGAAGATTATGTGAAATCCGGTGACATGGTCTACAGCAAATCCCGTGTAGAAAAGTACGGACTTATCCAACAGACGGTTACATTTGACGACGAATCCGCACCAGATACTATTGCATATCTTGGGGCAGTCTGGCTCAAACAGAATGGCATGGCGTCAAGCACGGTCAGTGCTGAGGCAATTGATATTGCCGATATTGACGAGAGCGTGTCACATTTTGTGTGCGGCGATTATGTACGCACACAGCTGCCGGGATACGAGGAAGAACAATTGTTCCCGGTCACATCAATCGAAATACCGCTGGCAGCTCCAGAAGACGCACGGCTCACAGTCGGCACACAAGAATCTGGTATTGCATCCGGAGGTACGACAACCGGCGGCGGCAGTATCTCAGATGTTGGCTCTGGGTCAGATGCAATGGCGCACACTCACGCCAACAAGGGCGTATTGGACAAAATCACGGAACAGGACTATACAGATTTCAAAAGCGCTGTAACCAAAGCCCACACGCATGACAATAAGGGCACCTTAGACAAGCTGACACCGTCCGTGTGGTCTGAATTGATGGCGGCCAAAAATAAAGCACATACGCACAGCAATAAGGATACTCTTGACAAGATCGACGAAACATCATGGACAAGGGTATATGGCATGAGCCATGAACACGACAACAAGGACGTACTAGACCAGATCACACAAGAAGAATGGAAATCGATTAACAGCGCCAAGAACAAAGCTCATACCCACGACAACAAGGCAACGCTGGATAAAATTGACGATGTGTCATGGCTGACAGTGTACGGTCAGACGCACGAGCATAGCAACAAGGATATACTTGATAAAATCACGGCATCCTATACCACCGAAGAAAAAACCAAATTGAAAGGAATTGCCGATGGTGCAGAAGTCAACCAGAATGCTTTTTCCTCGATTGCTACTGGGTCTGCGAAGTATACAGCGTCATCAAAACAAGCCGCATTTTTGGTTGAGGGGAATGGTGGCACAACCGTTTCTCTCGACACCAAAACTGGACGATTGACTATAGCGAGCCACCAGCACAGCAATCAAAACATCCTCGACCAACTCAACGAAGAACAGTGGAAGATCATCAACAGCGCAGCGAACAAGGCTCACGTACACGATAACAAGGACACACTGGACAAGATCACAGATGCACTGTGGAACACTGTGTACAGCAATACGCATACGCATGATAATAAGTCTGTATTGGATGGTACGACAGCCAGCTACACGACGGTGGAAAAGACCAAACTAGCCGGCATCGCAGACGGGGCGAACAAATACGTACACCCCACAACCTCCGGGAACAAGCACATCCCATCCGGCGGCAGCAGTGGGCAGATACTGCGCTGGTCTGCAGATGGTACAGCTGTATGGGGCGCAGATAACAACACCACCTACAGCGATGCCACACAGTCTGCTCATGGTCTGATGACTGCGGCGGATAAGAAAAAGTTGGACGGTATCGCTGCTGGTGCAACTAAAGTTGCGGTAGACAGTGCCTTGTCTGCTACCTCCACAAATCCGGTGCAGAACAAAGCTGTAAAAGCCGCACTGGACAGCAAGGCGGCATCTGGTCACACGCATGCGATGATAATAAATAGTGCTCTTTTGGTAAGCGGTGCCAGCAACGCTGCACAATGGGTTAAGCTTGGCACACTGGTATCCTCTGGTAATTTCAGAAGTGCCGTGGTACGTGTTTGGACGGGTGACGGGGCAAACGCTCGCACAGACCAGAATGCATCTTTTGAAATCCAGATCAAGGACGGCTGGCAGTCTGCCCCATCACCAGATAAAGCGTGCGGCGTTACAGTATATCGTATCAACTGCGGTGGTGTCAAAGTCAAAGTGATACCTACAGCACACGACACTTATACAGTCTGGGTATATCTGCCATGGACGTACTGGAATGGCAATTTCTCCGTATACGGTAAGTATAAGTCTTGGACATCTCAGGAGTTGATACAGTCTGAGGAACCAGAAGGTAGTGCCGCCGACACAGCATACTATGACCAGGCATTTCTGACCAGCACCGTAGATAAAGCTACCGAAGCCACTACTCTTACTGATAGTGGCTGGGTAGACACCACCAGAAACACGACCTTAACGGTGACTTCCACAGTGAAGTGCCGGAAGTATGGACAGCTTGTAGAAGTGCGTGGTGAGGTGACTTTTAGCAGCACATATGGCTCTCCGACGGTGTGCACGCTGCCTGCTGGGTATCGTCCGGCGACCGTGGTGCAGACTTGTGGATACACACCAAGCGGAAAGATTTTTGGCATCAAAGTGGACACGGCAGGCGTTGTGTCTTTCAGTTCTGATGCAGCCGGAACCTTTGTGAAAAGCACTACATACCGCATCGACTTGACATACTTGCTCGGATAAGAGAAAACACGAGGACTTTTTGTGGACTAAAAAAGGAAGTGAACCAAATGGACTGGACAGAGATCGTAACCGCTGGAATCGCCGCACTTGGGGCTGTGGGCGGCTCTGCGCTCATGCAGAGTAAGGCGACCGCAGTATTGCAGGTCAAGCTGGATGCGCTCAGAAACGATGTAGACACGCTCTCCCGGCGTGTAGACAAGCACAACAATCTGATCGACCGCATGACGAAAGTGGAATGCAAGGTTGAAAAACTGGAAAGTGAGGTACAACATGAAAAATCGTGATTGGAAACAGTGGGCAAAGGCGGCGGCAATCAGAGCCGTCAAAACAATGGCACAGACAGCGGTTGCAGCGATCGGCGTAGCCGCAACCATGCAGGATATCAGCTGGGCAGTGGTCGGAAGTACTGCTCTGGTAGCTGGTATCCTGTCCGTGCTGACATCCGTTGCAGGTCTGCCGGAAGTGGAAGGAGAAGAGTAATGGCATCCGGCGAAACATACGAAGAATTTGTCGAAAAATTCAAGCCAAAAAAACAACAGACGATTGCTATACGCCACCGTTGGTTTATGATGCTGTTGCCAATTGGGTGGCAAACGAATACGGCATAAGCCGTGAAAAGTTTGTGCGCCCGTTTTTCCCCGGCGGTGACTATGAAAATTATGACTATAGCGGCGGTGCAATTGTGGTGGACAATCCACCGTTTTCCATTTTCAGCAAGATTCTTGATTTTTACATTTCGAACAACATCAAATTTTTCTTGTTTGCAAATAATTTAACGTTATTTACTTCGGTTCGTGATCGAAATTGCACTGCAATGATCGTTGACACAAATGTTATTTATGAAAACGGTGCAAATGTTAAAACATCGTTTGTGACAAATCTTGAGTCAAGAGACTTGCGATTCCGGGTAGCGCCATCGTTGCATCAAGCAGTCAAAAATGCAGTTGATTTAACACGTAAACAAGTTGCAAAATCGCTACCTAAATATTCATATCCTTCGAACGTTGCACAAGCAGCACGCCTTGGACCGTTCGAAAGATACGGAATCGAAATCCGTGTAAAAAAATCCGAATCAATATTTATTTCTCGTTTAGATTCGCAGAAATCGACCAAAAAAGCAATTTTCGGCGGTGCGTATTTGGTTTCTGAAGAATGCGCAAAAAAATACGAAAAGGCAGAACGGGAAAAGGCGGAACGGGAAAAGGCGGAACGGGAAAAGGCGGAACGATTCACGCTGAGTGAAAGAGAAAAAGAAATTATAAAAACGTTAGGAGAGAATTAAAAATGGCAATCTTAAAACCGGACAAAATCAAAACACTGGGCGGCGTTACCGTCAAGGAATACCTGCTCACCAAGCACAATCCAAATCATATTGATATGCCCACAGCTCTGATGACCGGTAAGGTGCTGGGTGTGACAATCCACAACACTGATCGCATCAAGACTGCCGCAGGGACAACCCCTGCAGAACAGTACACCAGGGCTACCGTCAACGGGAACATGAAAACTGTACGTGTACATGACTATGTAGACAGCACCTGTGCATGGCAGAATCTGCCTTACTCTCTGTCTGGCTGGCACGCTGCTGACGGAAACGGAAACGGCAACCGCAGAACGATTGCCATTGAGTGCATCATGAATGGCAGCGGAGATGCAGAAGACAAGAAGGCAGAGGATAACGCCGCACGCCTGGCTGCTGCGCTGCTGCATCAATACGGGCTTGGTATCGATCACTTATACACCCACACATACTGGCTTAACGTCCGTGACGGAAAAAGAGGGACTGTAGACCAACTGAACACAATGCACAACAGCTACAAGATATGTCCGGCATACATCCTGCCGCACTGGACAACATTTAAGGCGACCGTAAAGCGATACCTTGACCAAATGCAGGGTGCGTCCAGTACCTCAACAAGCAAGCCGTCTGCTCTGCGCTATGACTGGAAAAAGGGGCAGGCTGTGCGGCTGTACAAGACCAAGACGCAGCTGTTTGCCAGCGATACAGCAACCAAGGCAGCCGGCACATTACCTGCCGGAACGTACTACATCTACGACGGCAAGCAGTGCAAGCTGGGACGTTTCCGGATTACGACCCGTAAGGGGTACTGCGGCAAGACACCTGCCGGCAAGTACGTTACTGGTTATGTGAGTGTAGACAATTTCCGGGAAGTGTAAATAGATAAAAAAGGCGGCGGTGCTTTGGGAATGTTGTTTCCAATTGCACTGCCGCTTTTTTTGTTATTTGTTTTCCGCCCAGAACTTGATTAACTTAACAAGATATACCGGTGGTACTCGGTTTCCGCTCTCCCAATCTTCCAGGGTTCTGATAGGGATTCCAAGCTCGGCTGCAAATTCAACTTTTTTCATTTCGAGCTTTTCCCGGATTTCTGTAATTTCTTGTGCTGGTTCCTTCTCCGTTGTCATTTCCAGCGCAAGGTTGTAACCGGCGGTTGCAATATAAGGTCTGCCATTGAGTGTGATGATGTCTCGGATCATGTCTCCGCCGTCCTCACGTTCGATTATTGCAGGATCTCCGTCAACCAAATCAATGTAGAATCCATCGGGGAGGATGAAAAATTCCTCTCTATAGGCTCCGTCTTCTATAAGCGACCAACCATCTACAAAACATTCCTTGAAAAAATCAAAGTGGGAATGCAGATACAATTTAATTTTTTTCATTTTATCGCTCCTTTTCTTTCGCAATTGAAATACATATACTCCCTATCTGTAAAGTATATTCTATTTCTATTTTTTTTGATGATCGGTTCTTTTTGCGTTGGTATAATTTGATCGATTACCGGGATGTTTTCTTTGACTCTTTTTGGCAACAAAAAATAGTAATCATCAATACAGCCCCACACATATCCACCTGTGGTGATTTCGAAGAAAATGTTGTCCACAAGCAGGAAGCCGTTTTCTGCCGTTTTGAAAATTGACATAGGATAATAGAGTTCAAGTTTTTTGCACTCTAAGACCTCAGCCATTTTTCTTATCACGTCTTTTCCTAAAAACGCAACAACAACTTTCTGGTCTTCTACTTTTTGCAGCGTCCCGATGTTCGCTCCTGTTTTCTCCGCAAGTTGCTCAATTGAAATGTTTCTGCTTTCTCGGAGAGCTTTCACGTTATTTTTTTTCAGATTCATTTTTTTCCCTCCTCATCTGAATCTATATCTATTATACCACGCATTGCGTGGGATGTCAATAGGAAACTACGCATTGCGTGGTATATTTGTATAGATGCACAAAAAGACACCTTACAATCTGTACATTATGCACACAGCTAAATGATTGTAACACGTATACCATGTGTGTACTGATTC